CATTAAGCAGAGCAGATATCAAACACATCAAAGATATAGGCTTTGAGATCGTGGTCGAGGGACCAACATTATAGGAGGGCAGAATGAATAGACTAGAACTAGAACACGTTGTTTGGAATTATCTGTTCGATATAAGCACAGATGAGGAAAAACTATATGATGAGATTGAAGATTTACTTCATCACATCGACTCATGGTGTGGCTATGAAAAATCAAATATTGATGACTATTGGAATAACGAAACCAAAAGATATGAGTTTCACGAAGACCTTATTCCATTCGTTATCGATCATTTTTTATTAGCTAAAAAATTGAAGTATTCTGATTGGATACATCGATTTATTAAAATCACACCAAACGTTCGCAGACAGTTATCTGTGTGGGGCGAGAAATTAGAACAAAGGAGACTAAAAGACTATGGCAGATCATATAACGACTCTAGTCGAGGTTTACAACCGTTGGCTAGATAATAATGATATCAAGGATAGAGGTTCAGCGAGTGAAATATTATTCGGATATGAGCCTTTAACCGATTATCAAAAAGAATGGCTTAAACGTTTTATTGACGTTTGGGAAATAGCGAAAGATCAAGAACAAAGGAGAATATAAATGGCAGATCATATAACCAAGCTAACAGAGATTTATATCCGTTGGCTAGACCGAGAAGAGAATAAAAACGTAGACAGAGGGTCAGCAGATGACGTTTTGTATGACGATCTTTTTACGAACTCTTTAACAAAAGAACAGAGAAAATACATCACACGTTTTTGTGATCTCTGGGACGAAGCAGTGGAGCACGAACAAGCGCTCCCTCTTTTAATTGAGCAAATCAATCAAGAAAAACAAAGAGCAAAAGAGGACGCTCTTTATGACATCAAGAGGGAATATGAAAAATAATATACATTTTCTAAGACTCCGATTTGGGGTCTTGGACAATGTGTAAACACATTGTAGAAAGAGAGGGGTGGATTGGTTTCAGAGGTAGCCTCTAGTTTATCTCAACCACTTAAAAAAAAGCAAACTTAACTCGCAAATCGATTTTTTGAGAGTTTTTTACGATTTTAAATAAAAACAAAATTCTCACTTTCAGTGTTGAAAAAAATAAAACAAGACTGATAAAATAATTAGTTGAAAAAAAAATAAAACTAACAATAAATATTATAAGAAACTGAAAAAAAAATTTGAATTTTTTAAAGATGTTTCGATATTATAAATAAGGAAATAAAGAAAGACCTGACACTAAACAAATTGCAAGTTGTTTAGCGACCTTCTGACTGAATAATGTCTTTAAGTCAGAGGCATAAGGTGTAAGGCTCAAGAAGTATGGCTAAATGGCTGAGGGC